ACGGTTACAATAAGTTCTATCACTAATTAATTTTTCGCACCCTTACAACCCTCGATAAATAATATGCTACTATAATTATAGGAGGTATTATGCAAGAGGAATTCCAAAAAGCATTGGATTTTTCTAACTACAGAAAGACATTTGCTGTTCAGAGAAAAACCCTTAAAGAAAAAATTGAAGCCAAATTAACCTACGGTCATAACGGAGGAGTCTTCAAGATTGATAGAACACTTCTTAACTTTGTGGAAATGTTAATATACAAGGATAGATCGGAGGATGTTGTAATATTGGATGCAAACGAAAATCCAATTTTGATAAAAAATTTGGTAGAGTTTAGAGAAGAAATTTTTGATAGATACTTTACAGCAACCAATGAATATTTTGAAGAATATCAAAAGATTAAGAAAGCGAGATCAGTAGAATCTCTATTGGAAGTATAACAAATGAATAAGGGTATAATCCTATTTGCTCACAACAATAGGCAGATTGATTATGCCTTGATGAGCCTCCTAACAGCAAAATTAGCAAAGAAACATTTAGATGTTCCGGTAAGTCTAATAACTGATCCTTCAACAGTTGATTGGATGAAAGAATCGGACATTCTTAAGAAAGCAACTGAAATCTTTGAACAGATAATAATTACTCAGCGTCCGGAAGATGGAAACATGAGAAATTTTTCCGACGGTAAAAATATTAAACCAGCACCATTTAGTAATGGTAATAGATTTTCTGCTTATGATCTTACACCGTACGATAGAACATTATTAATTGATACGGATTATCTAGTGCTATCAAATAATCTAAATGAGTATTGGGATGTCGATAGTGACTTATTAATGTCTCCTAAATATAATGATATTATAGGTAAGGAAAGAATAGGTTATTTAGATTCACACATATCAGATACTGGAGTTGAAATGTATTGGGCAACAACAGTAATGTTTACGAAGAACGAGTATAGCAAAATGTTTTTTGATTTAGTAGAATACATTAAAACCGAATACAAGATGTTTGCTGATGTTTTTAGATTTGATCCTAGAGTTTACAGAAATGACATATCCTTTAGCATTGCCAAACACATTCTTAATGGTTATCAGAAAGTAAATGAATACAATCTTCCTGATGTATTTTCAACTACAGATAAGGATATCTTACACAATGTATCTGACAATAAATTACAATTTTTAGTTTCAGATAAAGATAATTTTATTGCTGCTTCTGTTAATAATAAAGATGTGCATGTTATGAATAAGTTTAGCATAGTTCGTAATTACGAAAAGTTGATGGAGTTAGCAGAATGACGTTTGGATATCTATTGATTGTATCAGAAAAAGACGATACTAATTATGCAAGGCTTGCTTATGCTCTTGCATTGAGCATAAAGAATACCCAGAAAGAAGGATACGATAAAGTAGCATTAATAATCAACGACAAGAAAAGACTAGAAGGATTCACATCAACATGGGTATTTGATGAAATTATCGAATGGAACGAAGCAGACTTCTGGGATGGAAGATCTCACATGGACTTGTTAAGTCCTTGGGACCAAACGATATGCCTTGATGCTGACATGCTGTTCCTTAGGGATTACAGCCACTGGGTAGAATATTTTATTAAGAATTGTGAATTATATGTTGCTAACAAATCCTATACCTATCGAGGAGAAGTTGTAAAAGATGAATATTACAGAAAAACTTTTTTAGCAAACGAGTTGCCTAACTTATATTCCTTTTACACATTTTTCGTTAAAGATAGTCAGTTAGCAAAAGAATTTTTTAACTTGCAAAGAGAAATTATCAAGAATCCTAAGGAATTTAGTAATCTATTCCTAAACAATTATAAACCTAAGATAGTAGGAACAGACGAAGCCTTTGCACTGTCGGCTAAGATACTAGATATAGCAGATGAAATTTCTTATCATTTAGAATTTCCTAGAGTAGTACACATGAAAGGAATGATACAGAAGTGGCCTTATCCTGCAGACAGTTGTTATGATCATGTTGGTTTTTATTTTAACAGACAGGGTAAATTAAAACTAGGAAACTTTGAACAAACTGATATTGTCCATTACGTAGATAAGGACAAGATCACTCTAGAAACAATAAACATATTGGAGGAAATAGCATGGAAGAAAAAATAAAACTTCCGGATTTTGACGAGTGGATCAAGAACTACAAACCAGAGCCGGTAGTCTATTGTGCTGCTTTTGATCCAGAATCAGGAAAGGTATTAGCAGTAGGTCCTAATCACGCTGTTAATGAAAAACAATATAGCAATGTAATAGAATTAGATTCTGATGTTGCTGAAAAAATTATATCTGGTGATATAAGGATGAGCAAGTGTTTTGTTGATCCGCATGAAGGAAAACTAGAAATAGTAGAAGTAAAAGATCTATTCAAGATTGACGATATGTTGCATAGAATTATTGTCAAGGAATGGTCAGACATTAAGAAGCCTGATATTCACTTGACACACTATGCTGATGGTAATACACTAATAATACAATTATCAGAAGAATATGGCGGAACATATAAGCAAGATGAGGAACACCAGCCAGTGGCAAAAAGAAAAATGTTTTGGGACGGTGATACGGTATTAGACTTTACTATAACTGATTACAATGATCCTAATGTTATTGCTGATAACTTTAGCATTAAAATTAACGAATTAGTTGGAAATAAGGTTATTAAGTCCGAACTAAACATTCCAAAGTATTTTAGTGTATACACTAGAAGACTATTTAAAAATTACATGATTGAGGAAAAATGAAAAAAGTAGTTGAGTTTGATGTTTTCTTTTTGAGTTACGATGAGCCTAATGCAGATTTGCATTACGCTGATCTATGTAACAAAGTGCCTTGGGCCAAAAGAATACACGGTGTAAAGGGTTCAGATCATGCACACAAGGCAGCAGCAGAACAATCAGAAACTGATTGGGTTTTAACTGTTGATGCTGACAACATTGTATATCCAGAATTCTTTGACATAGAAATAGACATGGACAATCCGGACATTCGTGCATACAGTTGGTGCGGTCGCAACAATGTTAATGGCCTGCGCTATGGAAATGGCGGATTAAAACTGTGGAACAGAGAGCATGTGCTTAATATGAAGACGCATGAAAATGCAGACAGTGAAAGAGCTCAGGTTGATTTTTGTTGGGAAGATGGTTATAGAAATTTTCCTAAAACATTTAGTGACACGGTAATTAATGCAACACCCTTTATGGCATGGCGTGCTGGATTCCGCGAAGGTGTAAAAATGACACTGGATGGCGGATTAAAAGTTCCTTCACAAGAAATTGAAAAACGTATTTGGTGGCACAATATGCACAGGCTAAGAATGTGGAGCACAGTTGGAAGTCATGTTGAAAATGGTTTGTTTGCTGTATATGGAGCACGTCTAGGAACATATCTTACAAACTGTACGGACTGGGATCATGTTCAGGTTAGAGATTTTGAATGTTTGCGTGATCTTTACAATGAAAAATGTAAACAATACGAAGACGGTTTTGGTCTTGAACAAGAAATTAAGTGGTTAGGAAGTGAACTAAGACATGAACTAGGATTTAACTATCCTAATTTAGATCCATCGATGAGCAAGTATGTAATGGATTTATATGAGGAATCTATTAATTTAGGAAAAACATACTTCAGTCAAATTTATGTATGATATATTTTTTGTCAGCAAGGGAGAAATCAACATTAATGCTTGGACTAAGTTCAAGCAATTAGTACCCCATGCACAAAAAATAGAAAACTGTGATACTTTTGAAAAGGCAGCAGACAAATCCTTAACAAAACATTTTTGGGTAGTTTGGGATAATATCACGATTAATCCAGATTTTGAATTTAATTATAGAATTCCGGAGTGGGACGAAAAATACATTCATGTGTTTAAGAACGGATTATATCATGATGGCATTTGCATTTTCCCCAAGCGTGCTAAGATCCTACAGAGAGAATGGGACTATCGTTTTTTCACAAATAAAAAAGAAATGGATATGATAGCAAGCCAACCTGTTCCGTACGATGTTGCATTTATTTCATACCACGAAGAAAACGCAGAAAAGAATTTTAATAAATTGCTTGAAAAAGCACCTCATGCACAATGGACACGCGATGTCAAGGGCATACACCAAGCACACATTGAAGCAGCAAGAAAGGCAACCACGGACATGTTCTACATAGTTGATGCGGATGCTGACGTGTTGGAAGATTTTAACTTTGACATGCAGATACCCTACTATGATTTCAATGCAAGAAAGAGCGTGTATGTTTGGCGCAGCAGAAATCCAATAACGGATTTGGAATATGGATACGGTGGAGTAAAACTGTTTCCGAGAGAAGCAACGCTAAACATGGATACTAATACTCCAGACATGACCACGAGCCTTTCTGACAGTTTCCGTGCAATGGAACAAGTAAGTAACATAACAGCGTTTAACACAGATGCATTCAGCACCTGGAAGAGCGCATTTAGAGAGTGTTGCAAATTGGCAAGCAGAACCATAAGGGGACAGAACGATGATGAAACGGATCAAAGGCTTAGCAAGTGGTGTTCGGACTATGGGCGTGACAGACCTTTTGGCGACTATGCGATCAATGGCGCCCGTGCTGGCAGGGTTTATGGTGTGGCTAACAGTGCTAATCCTGATGCTCTTAGGTTAATAAATGATTTTGATTGGTTAAAGGAACAGTTTGATGCAGGACAAGGATAGAATACAGAGTTTTGAGCCTATCATGGACGAGATATCGCCCACCTTCTGCATGGCCAAGTGGCACCATACCACAATATATCTGCAGACGGGCGAAACGCACAGTTGCTATCATCCCGCACCACACAAGATTCCACTGGAAGGATTGGAAGAGAATCCAAGCCAACTTCACAACACTCCACAGAAGAAAGCGGAGCGACAGCAGATGATCAATGGCGAAAAGCCAAGCGGTTGCCAATACTGCTGGAACATTGAATGCATGGGCAAGGATTATATAAGCGATAGGAAGGAAAGAAATGCGAGTATCCATACTGAAGAAAGATTTGCTGCAATTAAGGCAGACCCTATGGCTGATGTTAATCCGCAGTATGTAGAAATTTCATTTGGTAATGAGTGTAACTTCAAGTGCGGCTATTGCCATCCCAAGCACAGCAGCACATACCACAAGGAGATTAGGGATCACGGTCCATACACCATGGTTAAGAATCATCGCAATGACATTGACTGGTTCAAGATACACAAGGAAGAGGACAATCCATACGTAAAAGCGTTTTGGAAATGGTGGCCCGAACTGCGTAAGACGCTTACAATTTTACGCATCACGGGAGGCGAGCCTCTGCTACAGCAGAGCACGTGGCGCATGTTTGATGAGTTGGAAAAGAATCCAATGCCCAATCTTGAACTAAACATCAATTCAAACTTTGGTGTCAAGCACATACTGATAGAACGCTTTGCTGACAAGGTTAATAGTCTTGTTGAGAAAGGTTGCATCAAGGACTTCAAGGTATTCACCAGCATGGATACCTGGGGCGAACAG